TTAGTCGCCGGGCATCCACGCGGGCGGCACAGACGCTCGCACCATCGAAGCCGATGAATCCCCGACAGGCAATGCTGCTGACAGGTAGCCCTTGATCGCAGACAGCGCAGCCGGGAGCGCACCGATCACGACAGCCTTTATCGTGCCGACATCCAGCGACGTAACGCCGGATGCAATCCACAACCCGATGACAGCCTGTAGATACGTTGCGACAACCCGCTCAGCAATGTCTTTCAACTGTTTCAAGTCCAGCATCGGTCAGCCCTTCTTCTTCACAGCAGGCTTCTTCACAGGTGCTTTCTTTGCAGCAGGCTTCTTCACTACGGGCTTCGGCTTAGCCTCCAATGCAACCCACGTTGCAGGGCCGACATTGCCGTCAGCCGCCAACCCGGCCTGCACTTGAAAGCCAACAACAGCCCGATTCGTCAAAGGACCGAAACGGCCATCGACGGTCAACGGGTAACCCTTGGCTACTAGAAGCCCTTGCAGGCTCTGAACGTCATGTACGTTCGCATTGTTGGTGATGCTCAGCCACGCTCGGTCTGTCATGATTCTCTCCTCAAGTAAACATCGCGTCGAATGATCGTTGTCCGATCACCCCGTCGCTTGTCAATCCTCTAGTTTTCTGAAACTTCTTCGCAGCCGACTTTGTGCGCCATCCGAACTTGCCGTCTATCCGGCCTGATGGGAAGCCTAGATCAGCGAGGCGTTGCTGCACAAACATGACGACGTTGCCGTGCGACCCCCGGCGAATCGGCCACAACCCAACAGCAATCCGAAACGCCTGAATCGCCTTGACGACACCCGGCCAATCCATGACCGAATGCTCAACGCATTCTGATTGGGAATACTCCAATGCCGGAGCGTCAAACACGCCGTCGTGGTTGCGCCATTGATGATGCCACCACTCCGACCTGACTGTTGGCTGCAACCCGTAAGAGGTCGCAATCTGGTTTACTTCCCGCGTCGTAACATCGTTGTTTACGATGCGGAAATCAACAGCGTGGCAATAGCCGTCATCCTGCTGCATATGCCACGACCCTTTCCACCCACCGGGCAGGACACGCTCCGGGTTCGCAGCAAGATTCCCGGTGCCGTTCAAATACTTGGCGTACAAGCGTTGCTGGTCGGCCAGCGACCGGCACGCAGACACAACCTTCACGCAGTCTTTGATCCGACCGTCGTCAAAGAAATGCTCCAACCGTGAAACCATTTGTGGATGCAACAGGTCAACCCGAACCCACTTCGAGGTTGTAGGAATCACGGTAACTCGACCCGCACGCCAGTGGATTCCAATACCGCTTCCATTACCTCAACCGTGTCAGCCAAGTCACGCAACCGATCAGACACTGGGGTCTGATCCGGTACCACTGGGTCTGACCAACCTTCCAATATGTAGTCGTCAATGTCAGCAGCCATGTTCGCCGGAGCCTTACGCCAACCACCCCAATAGCCGTTCAGCCACGCCGACGAAACCGCTGTCTGACCACCGACGCATATCGGCGAATGTGACACCCAATCGCCGGTTCCTAACCGGCCGCGAATCGTACCTGCATCCAAGTCGGCTTCGACTTCAAACATGACATGCGGCATTCCTGTCCGCAACTGCCCTACCTGAATCGAATCGCCCCACGCCCGTTTCTGCCCAGCATGGTAAACGTACAAGCCGACAGGGACGACCCCGTTGACTGTTTTGCCAAACCATGTACGCATCGAAAAGCCGTCCGGTACAGGTTTCCGGTTGCCATGCCCGAATACCTTGCCGGAAGCATTCGTGTGTCGCAAATCAGCGAAACCCGGCAGTTTCCCTGTCGTATTTGAGTTCCAGTTTGATGCAACCCTCAACTGGTACGACATACGGATACGTCGCATAGGCGGTACGTCTTGCCGCAAATCAACTCCGTAATGTGAACCTCGCCGGAACAGGATGCGTAACCCACGGTCGCCTTCTGAACGGGAAGCCGTCCCGTAAGCGTTCCAAGATTTGCCTGACCAGTCGTTTAGCCACCCGCCCTCAAAGGTTTCGTGGACGAGGACGCTCATGTCAAGAACAACCCGATGTGTCGCCACACAACGGACACACCGAACAAGCCCCGGCGCGTTGCATCGGTATCCCGCAGGTGTGGCACACTGCGTGGTGCTGCGACAAGGCACAGACGAGGGGCTGAGGGTTGTTACAGGTGGCTGTGTCGGTCACGGGGAGGCTCCGGTTCGTGTAGATGGGGGAAGCATCCTAACCGACTTGTTCAGCCGAGCACGCACGCAATGTCGGAAATCAGACACTTCTTCGTCGTGTTATCGGTGACATCCTCGATGACGATGTAATCCGCAACGACCCCGGTCACCGACGACAGTTCGTTGGCATCAATCGCCAACGACACAGCCCCTGAACTGCCACCCCCGCTTAGTCCGTCGCCTGCGACGACAGAGGTGATGTCGCCGGTGGGGACCTGATCGACTCGCTGGTTGATGCGTCCACCCATGTTGTTCTCCTATCCGAAGTACGTGACAAAGATCGTACTATCAGATCCTCCGGCCCGAATGAACTTCACGCTTTCTATGCTGTTGAATAACTCAAGCACCGAGTACGGGTTCAGGTAGTGGCCGGTCGAAGCGGTCGGTGTCCCCCACCGGACCCGGATCGCCTCCGCACCGTTCGTGACCAGAGCCGACAGCGCCCCGGTGGCGACCGAAGCCAACGGGACCGCCGTGCTGGACACAACCAACTCCTCGTCACCTTTCAGCACCCCGTAGGCTGATGCTGCGGACTTTGCGACACTCATGTCAGATCCCCGGCCCCGGATAACCAGCCGCAGCCTCGGCTGCCGTTCGTGCTGCTTCGCCCGCTGCCGGACCAGACCCGTCCTTCGCCACCTCAGCATCATACGCGGCCTGCCCGATGCGGGTGATGAGCGGCGACTTGGGCCATTCGACGTTGCTGTTCCGCAGCCCTTCGGTAGCGAGCAGGTCACGGCACTCCTGACGGTACGTCTGCCAGTCCTCCGACGAGTCGGCACCGAGCGGGAAGTCTGCGATCTGAGTACGGTCAGTGCGGTCAAGGTGACCGTTGCGCTGGGAGCGGACCATGCTGAGGTCTAGGTCAGCGGCTTCAGCCCGTGCGACCAGTTCCGCTTCTTCTTCTGGTGTGAGGTCGTAGTAGACCCCGTTGACAACCTTCTGTCTTGCCATTTCTATGCTCCTGTTATTCCGTAGAGGGTGAACGTGCTGTATTGGATGTAGTCGTCGCCGCTCTTGGGGGTCAACGTGATTTGATTTATGGCAGTCGTGCTATCCCACAATCCCGCCGTCACATTCAATGCCCACCGCCAGTCGGTTGTGGAGTCGTTTTCTACCGCAGTCTTGGCTAACACCTGCTTGTAGTCCGTGGTGCCTGCATAGTTCGGAATCCACAACTCCATGCCAGAAAAGTTGTCTGCCCCAACAGACGCAGCAGCAACGGGGAGGTTTTCGATCTTCGTTGCACCACCGTTTCGGTTGCTGCCAACCGTTGCAGACGCAGCCTGCATCGTCGTGGTGGAATAGTTGGAAGCGGTATCGCCGTTGATCGTAAGCCAATGTTCATCAAGGTAAGTGGCTGCCTTGTCTGTGCGGGCCGACACCTTCAACAGAAGATGGTCGTAGGACGCCGAGATCGACGTAACGTCGTAGGACGATGCTGCTGCACCGAGTTCGGTGTGGTCGATAACAGTGAAAGCAGCCATCAGGAGGACTTCAATCCGTAGAGGGTGAACTCAGAACCACGGGTGAAACCCGCTGACCCGTTCGCTGGGTACAACAGGATCGTGGATACCGCAGTCGTGGCATCCCACAACCCGCTCCCAAACGTGACGTACGGGTCCTCAGAGGTGCCGACATTGGCAGAGAAGAACATCAGAGTCGTGTTCTTGCTTGCATTTCGGTAGTCAAGGATGTCAACTATTGCAGAGCCGTACACGGTGCGAGGGTACATAGTGGCAGTAACCATCTGCCCTGCCGCCAAGGCCCGGTCCGTAGCCGTTTCAGGTCCAGCAGCCGTAGAAGTATCTGTGCCGTACATCCTCTGTGTGGAGTAGTTGTTGGCCGTGTCGCCGTTGAACCGAATCCCGACTGTTTCATAGTTGCTGGCACGGAGAGTTCTCAGGTTCATCCGCAACTGGAGATGCTCGTACGACCCCAACGACGAGAACGTCACCGATGCAGCATCAGCCTCCAAATACACGGTTTCGATTGCTTCGATCACAGCCATCAGGCAACCATCCTTGGCAGCACACCGAATAATGAAATCGTTGAGCCATCTTTGAGATTCGTTCCGAACGATGGATAAAACTTGATACTCGTAATCGGCGTCTGCTTCTTGTGGGTGCCCGCCCAAAGGTTGACTTCCCCGCCGCCATCCCAGTCGGCAGCCGATTGGCCTACCAAAGATTTGTATTTGCCACTGTTCACATCAAAGAATGTGGTCACGACGGAAGCAAAAATGTTCGCAGAATACACAGCGTCCGCCGCAGAGATAACCCCCACAATGCACCCGTAGGTGTCCCCGCCATATGTGTAGGTGGCTGCGGATGCGCCTGAACCGTTGCCTCTGAGTTTCTGCGTGATGTACTGAGCGGACGCTGCGGTGTCACCGCTGATCAGCACGCTGTACCAATCGGAGTCTGCTACACGATCACTCCGTACATAGGAAATCGCCACCAGATCCATGTATTGACTGAAGTCGCCCACTTGTCCGTCGTCGGTGGATGTAAACGTGATGCTGGCCGTGTCCGAC